CAAAGGTGGTCAATGGCTATCGCAAGGAGGAAAACAGATAAGGGATGAATCAGTAACTTCTCCAGGGACAACACAAGTACCTACTTTTGATACACCATCTGGTCAATGGCAGATGAGAGCAACTAAAGAGAAGGGAGATTATCCAACCTGGGCAAGAGGACTTTATGAGAATCCAGAGACAACTGCTAGGGTTGCAGGAGCTGGTTCTGTTGGTACCGCTGTTGCTGCCACAGCTTTAGCAGGTCATTGGTTAGCTGGAATGGGCAAACCTAAAAGTGCATATTCTTTACCTGTAAATAATCCAAATATTATGGCGTCTAATGCATCTTTCCAAAATCAATCAATGTTGGAGCAACAGAGATTTGAACATCGCATGATGATTGAACGTGCAAGAGAACAATCAAGAGTACCTGGACCACAAAATATAGATCAAGGAGGATATGGGGGTGTTGACCCTTACAAGCTAAATCCTTCTTCTGCTTTTAGTGATGCCGATATGTTAGGAATTGCTAGAGGTATCTATGGATCTGGTATGCGTCTATGACGTTTATAATGAATAAAAAAGATATTTAAGATGTCCACTAATTACTACGACTCAAGTTATAAACCTCAGTTTTCTTTTGCAGATTCTGTAAAGATGGGTGAAAGTTATACCGCAAGTAAAGGTGGGTGGGGAGATATCTTTAAAGACGGTCTTAAGGAAGCTGCACTTGCAGGAGCGAAAGGGGGAGCAGATTGGATAGAAAATAAATGGGGTTCAGGTACAGGAAATAAGCCTGGAACAGATGCTTTCGGTAGACGTGAAGAAGCTAGAGATAAAGCTACCCAATGGAACAATAGTTTTGCTCCGTTTGGAAATTTTGCTATAGATTATGGCCGTCCTCCAGCTGGGCCAAATATGCCGTATGAAGTACAAGCGGCAACTCCTCCTCAACCAGGAATTTTAGGGACGATGGGAAGAGCAGCGGCAGGTGCTGGTGCGAGTTTCCTTGCTAGTAAAGCGTTACCACTTATATTTGCTGGTTTATGTGATATTCGTTGTAAACATGATATTGCTCCACTAGAAAGATCAGATGTTAATGATGAATTATCTGAAATTGCCTTCTTAGTTAAAGAGCTTCGTGAGTGCGCTTGAAAAGTTAAAACAACTGGAGCCTATCCAGTTTAGATATAACGAAGAGATTGATCCTTCTAAAACATTGAGGGGTGGTTTTTCTGCTCAACAAGTACAACAAGTTATACCCGAAGCAGTACATGAGATTGGTGGAGTTTTAAGGATAGATATAAATGTTTTGCGTAATTATTTAACTTTGGCACGAGAAGAGATATTAGCTAAGGGTTAGTAGACTTAAAATAACTGAATATAGATATTTAGTTAGAGAACATGTCTTGGTTAAGAGTAGCTGGTGCAGCATTTAAGCCTGGTATGAAATTCCTGCCACGGTTGGTTGCTAAGGCAACACCTGCTGCTCAAGGAGTAGCGAGAACTCTAGGTTCCAGCTATGGAGCGAGAGCTGGTCTTGGTGCTGGGGTAGGTTTTTTAACAGGTGAAAATGCACCAGGTGGAAGACTAGGCGGGGCTGCTATAGGTGCAGGATTAGGTGCAATTCCTATGCACAATTTCCCCGGGGTTCCTTGGTTAACAACGAAAGGCGCAGCTGGTCTGACAAAACTAGGTGTGGCTGGGCCATTAGCTCAAAACCTCGCACAAGCTGCTATTCCAGGTGCTCTTATAGCTGGTGGTAGTAATTTAGGTGGGATGTTTAGTGACAGTCCAACAGGTCAGGCAGTAAATACAATTCAGCAAACTGGTCAAAATATATTAAGTGGTGGGCAAAATGTAGGAGCTGGTTTCCTTGTACAAAACTTAGCAACTGGTGAGCAATTCTTAACTGGCCCTCAAAATGCTCTACCTGGTGGAATGGGACAGTATGGATATACACCTCCAATAGGAACTCAAGCTGATCAGGTTGATCCAACTGGTCTTTTCTCTGGACGTAGAACTGGTACAAGACTTGATGCAAGAGCTAACGCAGCTGCACTAAATATATTGATGCCAACTGTAAGGAAATATGCAGAGCAACGTGCTAAGGATGAATTAACACGTCAACTTGCTGCTGCAGGTGTTCGTCAGAACATTACTACTAATGCCCTTCTTACTGAACTCTCTGCTAGAAAAGATGCAGAGATGGGTAGAAAAGCAGCAGAACAGGCTGGTAATGCAGTTACACAAAACTATGCTACATATCAGTAAGCAACCATGAATCCCTACGATTTGATGTCATCGGTCTCAGGTCAGATATATGGAGGGCAACCTACCATATATGGTGCTCCTTATCAGCCTCAATATTATGTACCGTTTAATCAGAATCAACAATATATACCAGTTAATAGAAACATAAATCCTCAATCAGTAATTAGACCAGTTGGGACTGATATGACTTCTGGTCAGAGAAATGTTGATTTGACTAAGGGAACTGAATATGAATTGAATCCTGGTGAAGTAATAGAGAATAAAGGTACGAAGAATGCAAGAGTTATTGGAGAGGATGCTCCTCGCGGAGGTTTTGGGCTACCTAGAGCTGCTGCTGGTCTTCTAGATTGGGTAACAAATAAATCTTGGATTGCTCCTTTTACTCCAAATACAGATGCGGATAGGAGAGGAGATGGAAGAGAGTTCGGAAATTTACCTGAAGAAGGACTAGGAAGAGTACCAACAGTAAAACCACCAGAGATACCTGAAATTAATCCTCAAGATCCCTCTTATATGCCTGGTTACGATCCCAGGACCGGTCTTCCAGATTACAACACACAACAAGATATTAGCGCTTGGAGAAGTCGGGATGCTGCTGATTTATATCGTGATAGAACTAGCCAAAGAATTGGCGATTTTAATACAAACGTAAATGAGTTCCAGAGGATGGCTCCTATCCTTAGAGATCAGATCCTTACTAGTAGGCTGATGACAGAAGCATTTAGTCCTGCAGAGCTACAAAAGCGTATGGGATTGGCTTCAAAAACAGCATTAAATGAAGCAATGGCGATGAATCAATATCAAACAGCTGCAAATGATTGGGTAAGAGCAACTAACACTATGCCGAGTAGATCATTTGGCCAAGCTGTCGTTGCTAACGTACCTAACATAAGTGGTCGGGCATAACTTTTGTTAGACTAAGTAAATCTTGAGGTTTCGTAATGGGCGGAAGTAGACCAAACCCTCCACAAATTATTTATCCACCGTCGCCACCACCACCAGCGCCACCTACTCAGGTGCCTAGTCAATCTTTGCAGACACAAACTGCATTGAATGAGGTTAGTGGTAAGCAGCAACGTTTGAATATGGAATTAGGCGCTCAGTTAGATCGTACTAATGCTGATTTCTTTGCTAGTCAAGACATCAGGCGTACTCAAGCCGCTGGAGCTGAGCAGAGACTTAGTTATGGCGAAGTAGGCGATCAAACTCGTGCTACTACTCGTATTCAGGGTCAAGAGAATAGAGCAGGAATTGCTGAAACTGGTTTGCAATATCGTCGTGGTATTGAGACTTCTGGACAACAAGAACGAGAGACTACTCGTGTGAAAGGCCAGGAGGCTAGAGACTTAACAAGGACTACAGGTCAAGAAACCAGAATGACAGACTTGCAAAAAGAGATGTTCCGTCGCTATAAAGAGAATAGGGATTACGAACAAGCTCAGGATCAGTACCGAACATGAACAATTGGATTCAAGGTTTAACCGAAAAAGACCGAGAATCCTTTTTAGCTTTCTGTAAACGAAGTCCATCTCCTATCCAGATATATTTATATTCCCGATTCCTTGGTTTTACGGGAAGTATTGTTGAATGCGACGAGTGGTCTAAAAAGAAAAATAAAAAAAGAAATTTTACTGAAGTACTGGAGACTGAAATAGATTATATGCAGCAAGATATTGCCAAATTGCGAGAGGCGATTGATATGGGAATGGTGAAGCAAGATATGGGTACCGCCAGAATTGCTATGCTTCAAAAGGAATTACGTGGTTCAATAAAACAATTAAATGATGAAAAAGTTTTATTGGATAAACAAGGATTAATACTTGCCGGTGCGGATAGAGCTTTACGTGAAATGTTATCTATTTTTAGAGATGATCCAATTGAGGGTCCATTACAAGAAGCATCAATGGGAGTCTGGACAAAAATATTACAAGAAGAATCTTAGTAATTAATAGGCTATGCTACGTCCATGGCAGGTACAAGCATTTACAGTGTCTATAGACGTACTGCGAGAGCAGCGGCTAAACAACATGTTGTAAAAAAAACATCTAATATTGATACTGAACGAGCAAAGAAAGATTTTGCTTATTTTTGTGATGTTGTAGGAAATAAGCCTCCAGCTACTCATCATAAAGAATGGCATAAATATTTGTGTACAGGAGATGATAGTGAATGTCTTGTTGGTATTGCTGGTCCAAATATTGATATTTTGGCTCCAAGAGGTTCTGCCAAATCTACAGTATTAGGTCTGTTTACTGCATGGTCTATTGGAGTCCATGCCGCAGCTAAGCTTCCTTTAAAGATTCTCTATATTTCCTATACCGTTGATGTAGCACGTCCCAAGAGTGCTGCAATTAAGAGGATTATTGAAGAGAGTAAAACTTATAAAGAGATCTTTCCAACAGTTAAAATTGCTAAGGGAATTAATTCTAATGAATATTGGAGTATTGATTGGAAATTTGCAGGTATAAAATCTACTGGTGAAGAAGAATTTACTGTTTGTTGTGCTGGTTTAAAAGGTGCTGTTACATCAAAACGTTCTCACCTATGTATTATTGATGACGCAATTAAAAGTGCTGATGACATAAAGAATAGAGATATTCGTCAGGCTATGGAAGATAACTGGAATGCCGTTATTGTTCCTACTATGTTTGAAGGTGCCAGAGCAATATGTCTAGGAACACGTTTTAGACATGATGATGTTCATAACACTACTTTTATACCTCAGAATGGCTGGGTACAAATAGTTCAGTCTGCAATCACTATTGACGACAAAGGTGAGGAAATGTCTTATTGGCCAGAAATGTGGTCATTGGATTATTTGGCAGATAGAAGAAGGATTGCTCCAGTTGCCTTTAGTTTTCAATATCAAAATCAGATAGTCCAAACTAGCGAATTATCATTGTCACCGGATTTAATTGTTAAGGGTCCTATTGCAACTCAATTTGATACTTTAGGTGTAGGCGTTGATCTATCAGCTGGAGTAAGAGAAAAGAATGATTATACAGTTTTTGTAATGGGTGGACGAATAGGCGACAAAATTCATATTGTCGATTGCAAGCGTGTACGAGTTATGGGGAATCTGGAAAAATTAGAATTACTCATGGAGATGATGGAAGAGTGGGGTGTTATTCATAAAGACAATCAAAATTATTTTGCTACTGGAAGTACTGCTCATATATGGTCAGAAGCCGTGGCATATCAAGCTTCCTTAGAGGCTGACTTTAAGAGAGTTTGTCAGACTGAGCAGGGACTTTATAATTTAATTTGGCATCCTGTAAAAGGTTTTAGAGGAGATAAAGTTGCACGATTTAGAGGGATAATGGGTTTGTTTGAACAGAGAAAAATTACCTTTAATAAATTCAGGCGTTTCGGGCCTTTAACGGATGAGATAGTTAACTTCGGAGTTAGTTCTCATGATGACTGTGTTGATGCATTAGTATGGCTTTGTAATGGGCTAATGACCCGAGGAAAACTACAGTTAGAGTATTGACGATTTAAACTAGAAGAATCACATTACGATGTCACCCAGCTATTACAAACTTGAGCTTGAACAGGATGCATATGGTTCTGCCGTTATTCCTCTTCCTGATGAGCTTTGTCACGATCTTTCTATTCAACCTAATGAAAGGTTTGAAGCGGAAGTTGATGATGAGGTCATTACTCTCAAACGACTACATGCTGGGTACGATGTTGACCAATAGTCTAATTTTGGGTACTCATGAGCGATAGTAATAGCAAATCTGAACTCGACGCTATTCTGAAATCAGTAATAGCTAAGGACGGGACAGGGCCTGCCGACACCATGCTGGTGAATGCTCATTTGTCTCAAATGAAAATGTTTGGGATAAGACAAGGGGTCGAATTTTTTCCACAACAAGACAATTTCGGTACTCAGAGATTTGATTTTCTTCAGCAAGTAATTAAATTCAATAAATTAGACGCACGTTTAGATTCGATTTGGGATAGATTTTTAGCTTACGGAAAAGGTCTTTTTTATATTCGACCAACAAAAAAAACTTATCGGATTTATTGGTTTGATAAAGATGCTTATCGTACCTATTATTCTCCAGAGGGGGAATTAGAAGAAGTAATCATTATTTATCCATATAAAGTTAAAGCAAAGCGTGGTTTGCAGGGAGTTGGTTTAAGTACAGATAAGCGTTATATGCGTTTACGTATTACTGCTACTGAAATTGAAGAATTTCATAGTGAGCAAGAAATAACTTTTGAGCAAGAGAATGTTAATTTTGCAACGTTTGATAAAAAGACAGTAGAAAATACGATGGAATTTATTCCATGTGTTGAGGTATTTAATAATCCAGATGCATTTGGAACCGACGGGGCAGGAGAATTTGAGTGGTTAGCTAATCAGATCATTGCTCATGATGAGATGGTTAAGAATATACGTGCGAACCTTTCTTTCTTTGGTAACCCAACGTTATTATCTTCAAGACCTAAACAAGACATTGTTGAACAAGATGCCGATGCTGTACAACGTCCGAGTATTTCTAGTCAATCTGGATTCCAGTCTAATTTCGATCTTTCTAGTTCTACTTACAAACAAGATCCAACAACTCGTACACAACCAGGTTATGTAGGAAGACCTGGCAGTGGTATGCGAGTACCACGAGTTATCTCTAATTTAGAACCTTCAGATCGTGTTGGTTTTATTACTCCTAATGCTGTAAGTACTGATCAGGCTCGTTATTCCGAACAATTACGTAGTGAGATACGATTAGCTTTAGGCGGTATTGACGATTTAAGTATTACCAACGTTACTGCAACCGAGATCAAATCTGCATATGGTCGTGTAAGTGCAACTGCTAAGAAGAAATGCTTACAACTTTATACTTATGGAGTTTGTAAGTGTTTTGAGTTAATTCTCTTCCAGGAGGAACAAATATTCCGTAAGTCATTAGCTTATGCTTCTGGTATTAAATTTCCTGAAGTTCCGGATGATATAGATGATCCAAAAGCTCGAGAGAAATATGAGAAACAGAAGAGTAAATACGAGCAAAAAATACAGTCTGCTATTGATATCGCTGTTGAGACTCAAGAGATTCCTGATGGTGTATTAGGGCTTGCTCCAGATGGAGATAGAACCGTTTTATGGCGTTGGATGGGACCAGTTTATGAAGATACAGCACAGGATAAATTGAACCAATCTATCTTTACGAGAAACCTTCAAGAATTGGGTGTTGATAGTATAGAAGCACTGAAGTATCTATTTCCTTCCAAAACTGATGACGAAATCGCGGGAATGCTCTCCGGTTTCCCATTCAGAATGGTAGGAGAGGTACAGAGGGCGTATTCCTCCTTTATTGATCTAATAAATCAAGAAATGAGGACACCGCATCCGCAACAGCCTAATTTACCTATGGCAGCGGATCCG